GAGCGGGGATAAAAAGGAGTGGTTTCAGACTGCGGAGTTTCTTGAACAAGCCCATAGAGTTCGCTTGTAGATGCTTGATAGATGCGGACACGATCTTCCATACCCAAGATCTGCACTGCTTCAAGAACACGAAGAGTTCCCACACCATCCACATCCGCAGTGTATTCAGGCACCTCAAAGGATACTTTGACATGACTCTGAGCACCAAGATTGTAAATCTCATCTGGTTGAACTTTTTGTATGACTTTGACTATATTAGTCGAGTCTGTTAAGTCTCCGTAATGTAACTTAATATCTTGATATAAATGGTCAATACGAGAAGTATTGATCAGTGAGCTTCTACGAACAATACCATGAACTTCATAACCTTTTTCAAGTAATAATTCAGCAAGGTAAGATCCATCCTGTCCTGTAATACCCGTAATAAGTGCAATTTTTTTCATCAGTTTATTCCTTTAATTTTTTTAAGATATTCTGAGTAAATTCATATTCATATCCTTTACCATCTTCAATCCCCATACCCCATGGATTTTTATTACCATACATTGTATTATATAAAGTATGGATTGAAAATCCATTATTGATGTAATATCTTTTTTTTCCAGAATTTTTACAATAAATGTTCATTGGAACTTCATCATATGCATCATATTTAACTTCTTGATTTGATTTAATCCAATCATCTGTTTTAATTGCAAAAGTATTAATTGTAAAATATGGGCGATTAAACGACTTAATTTCATAATTATATTTTTGATTTATTCTATCAAAATTGTCCAATATATAATCATTCAATATTATTTGAGATCCTGCACAAATTCTAATTGGATGAATGCCCTTAAATGGTGTTGGTAATAAATTGACTTTATAATAAAATTCCTCACGATTCCATTTATCAAATCTAATTGGTGTGTAATCAACTCCCCACAATCCGTTTGGCATTGGCGGATTACTAAATTCATTATAAATGCTTTGCTTTATTTCTTTATTAGTTACAAAGTTTTCAATAAAAATATCGACGAGTGGAATATTATTTGATAGAAGGGGAGAAATTAAAAATGATTCTTCAGCGTCAAGAAAAGAAATATTTTCAATTAAATAATCCCAAATGTAATTATTGATAAAACAGTCTTCATCTAATTTAACAGAATACTTCGAACCAGTCCCAGTGGCATAATTAACTTTCCCAAGATAATTACCCTCGTAAGGAAAATTAACAACCTCTATTTCTATTCCATCAATAAAATCTTGCCAGTTATGTTGATGTGTTGCAAGAACATGTATTTTTATTTTCTTTTTATTTTCATCCTTAATTTTATTTAAATAGAATGAAGTTATTTCCCAATAATAAGTTGGTCTGTCATGAGCGAAATAATTAATTGAGATCATAATAATTCTTTAAATACCATTCAATTGTTTTGTCAAGTCCATTTTCTAGAGAGAATCGTGGAGACCACCTTAGTTCATGTCGGATTTTTGTAATGTCTGTGGAATAACGACGGTCGTGTCCTGGGCGGTCCTTGACATATTCTATCATATCCTCCTTCAAATTCATACGGTCTAAAATCATTCTTACGATATCAATATTCCTAAACTCACATTCACCACCAATATTATACTTCTGACCGAATCTACCATTCAACCATACTTCAATCAGTGCTTCACAGTGGTCCTGAACATACAACCAATCACGAACTTGTTTACCATCACCATAGATCGGAACTTTCTTACCTGCTAAAAGATTGATGATAGTTTTTGGAATCATTTTTTCAACATACTGCCGTGGTCCATAATTATTTGAGCAGTTTGTAATCACAGCGGGCAATTCATAAGTGTTGTAATATGCCTGAACAAAATGGTCGCTTGCTGCTTTGGATGCTGAATATGGATTGCGGGGATTGTAGTTTGATTTTTCTGTAAAATATCCATCCTCTATTGAACCATAAACTTCATCTGTTGAGATATGAATAAACTTCTGAACTTCATACTTTAAAGATAGATTGAGAAGATTAACTGTGCCTTGAACATTTGTTAGAATAAACGGAGAGCAGTCCCGAATAGAATTATCTACGTGACTTTCTGCTGCGAAATGAAAGATAGTGGATGGTCTATGTTCCTTAAAAACACGCTCACATCCTTGTTCGTCAGCAATATCAATTTGATAAAGTTTGACTCTCTCGGGAATGTTGTGCAGATTCCCAGCATAGGTTAGGTTGTCAATGCAGATAATATCTTCTATGGTGCAAGTAATTAAATGATGAAGAAAGTTACTTCCGATAAATCCAGCACCACCCGTAACTAAAACTGTCATTTTTGACCGTATTTTTCTAGAAGTTCTGGTGAATATTGTAAAAGATCTTTAATGTCCTTTTCTTCCCTCTTAGATTTTTCCATTTCATACACCCTGTTTCTAAGTTCTGTGGTTGAATACTGATGTCTTCTCAAATGATAAAAAATTTCAATATCATTATCAATGCAATATTGTTTTCCTGTAAAATCAATATCTTTATATTCCTCACTCAAAAATCTTATATGAAAGGTTTGAGTCTTAATTAAATTTAAAAGGTCTACTTCCGTATCATAAACAAGAATCTCATCAACATATTTACACGCTTGAACTTGCACATATCTCTCATAAATTGATTGGATTGGTTTATTTTTTAAACCAGGTCTATCAATCGTTGGATCAACTTGAAGTGCTACTTTTAAATAATCGCACAGTTCTCTTTCCATTTTAAGCATCGTAACATGCCCAGCATGAAAAAGGTCAAAGCAACTACAATTAAAACCAATTTTCATAAAAATATAGTTTTCTTTTATTATACTAAAAAAGGTGAGTTTATGCAACCCACCTTTGGTAATTCAGGCTCGCCACTTGCTCTTTGACTAGAAGCAAGAAACTAGGCGGGAGAGAGTCCCATCCGCACCAATTACTCTTTAAAGGAAGTAATAAACCTTAGAGGGTCCTTTTTGAGGCTCCACCACTTGATTTTAAGAAACCAAGAAAATTTGGGTTAATTTTGATATCTCGGTAATACCAAAAAATACTATTAGAAATAGCACATCCCAAAGTTTAAGTTTGATCGCAAAAGGAATACCAAGAAGACCCCCGATAAACTTAATAATCAAACCATATTTAAAACTTCCCCATAACATGATTTGATAACCAAGCATAAGGAGAATGTTTCCAAGATATCGTAAGATACTTGTTTTAGACATAAGGGGGTTGCTCCCGACCAGTGCTGTTATAGACCATCCGTGTCTATTCCGTAATACCTATAAGGCATTTCATGCATATTGTATTTAACAGATCCATTCTCCAGAAGTTCTTTTGAAATAGAATACTTATATGGTCGAGTATCTTCTTTCAAATATTGAACTGCCAAAGATAATGCATCCATAGCACGTTCAAGTTGATACATTGTTCGATCAGTCATTGTCATCTCCTTTAACATAAGCAGGAACTCGGTCTGGGTCAAGCCAACAAGTATAATCGTGGTCTTCCATAGCAGTCATCAGTTGCATTTCATTGTCACAAAGATACATATCACGATACCGACCAGTGTATGCATCAACTTTTTGAATGCGGCAGTCGGGTTTGCCGTTGATTTCAAGTGTGCCTACTTGCACATAACGATACGGAAACCGCTCCATCAGAACGGTTGGTTTTCTTACGACGTTCATCATACTTCAACTGCCTCAAGGTCACTGGCAATATATTCCATTAGCATTTCATAGTCATCAAGAGGATCACCAGAAAATACCACCCCTTCATTTTCATAGAAGCGGCGAACCTTTTTATAAAGTTTCGGATTCTTTACATCAAGGTAGAAATCACCGTTAGCAGCAAGACGGAGAGTGCTAACATCTTTCTTAAACTTTTGAATCAGAGACATTGTTTTGAATTGTTACCTTAGTATTATAAGGGTTGTTGAGTGTTTAGTCAAGTATGCCAGTCAGGAAACTGGACAGTCGGGGTGAAAGGATTCGAACCTTCGACCTCCCGCTCCCAAAGCGGATGCGCTAGCCAAACTGCGCTACACCCCGTCACCACCGTTATTTATTTTGGTGTGTAATCATTATACCTATGATTGGGGCAAT